CCAGCTCCTTTATTGCCGCATCGTCATTGGTGGAGAGGTGCGCCCCTGCGGGGTGTGTCACACCGTTGATTATAAGCGGCGATTGTAACTCAATCGGCAGACGTAAATATTCGGGATACCCGCCCACCAGTTTGGCATAGTTTGTGTTTAGCATTGTTTTCTCCTTTTTATTCTTGCCATGCTACATAGCGGTAAGTGCCGTTCATACTGTTTGCACCAGCGTTCATCGTAAAGCCATTGTCATTATATTGGTAGCCGTATCGTGAGGTTTTAATAAAGTTCATGTCGCCGGAAAATGCTAACGCAACAGCACCATCGAAAAATGAAACTAAACGGCTGGCATTCCCACTGCCAGAAATTATAGTAAATATGACATGATCCGGTTTAAAACCAACAGTTTGCACAGTAAGCGTATGTTGATTTTTGTTCGTATCAGAAAATGTTCCCGTTGATATATTTTTTGCTTTTGCCATGTTGCCCATCAGCCTCCTTCGTAACATAGCTATCATGCGCTCACAACCTCCTGCACTGCCCACACACCATTGTATACATCAAATTCATAGGTCTTATTCGCCTCTATTGCCGGGGCCGCGCCCATAAATGTGCCGCTAAATGACACTGATACACTACTACCCGTAGTAAATTTACCGTGTGCCCAGCCGGATGCGGGCGGGGTAAACACGTATGTACCAACAGGAGAGGATACGTTATATATGGTGTTTGCCGTCAGCGCCGCGCCGCTGGCGGGGAGTATTGTTGTAGTGATGGGTGCAGCTTGCAAACCCGTTCCAGTCACTTGATACATCATATTATCACCCCATTATTAAAACATTGATAGTTAAATCGTTCGTTGGCGGCGTTGTAACGGTGCTTTGAAACGTCAATGCGTTGTAAGTCTGTTTGGCGCAATATATGCCGGTTCTAAGATATTCTTCCATACTGTTAATATCCGGGCTAATAATAACTTTTTTATTCTGTCTCATACCGTCTACAGATACAGCCTGCGTTATACTATAATCACCAACCACCCAATCAGTAGCCACTAATGTTGCAGTTGTTTCTACAATAGGGGCTTGGTAGTCTGTGCCAGCTTCCGCCTGTTGCACATTTGTACCATTACCTTTTAGTAATCCGGTCAAATTAGTTTGCGTCTCGGTAGTGATCTCGTTAGGACCAGCGGGACCCTGTTCGCCCTGTATGCCGGGATCGCCTTTCGCTCCCGTATCGCCCTGCGGGCCTTTGATGCTGACGCTTGCGGGGTTATCCAGCCCGCCGTTGTTGCTCCATGAGATTATGCCCTCAGCAGAGACGGCGGGGGTAAAATACGGCCCGGTGTCGCCCTTGGGGCCGTCTGCGCCCTTTGGGCCTTGGATACCCTGTGGGCCTTGCTCACCCGTATCGCCCTTCGCGCCGGGGTCGCCTGTCGCGCCTTTTTCGCCCTGCGGGATGCCGAACTCAAAATCAAATACCTTTGCGGTGTCCGCGCCGCTTGCCGTTACCTTTACGGTGGCGGCGGTTCCGGCGGTGAGGGTGTTTGCCGTAGCAGTGGGTGTGCCAAACCCTGCGGCTGTGCCGGGGTCGCCCTTTGCGCCGGGGTCGCCCTTTGCTCCGGGGTCACCCTTGGCTCCCTGCTCTCCTTGTATGCCTTGTTCGCCTTGTATGCCCTGCGGGCCTTCGGGGCCTTGGATACCTTGTTCGCCCTGTTCACCCTGCGGGCCTTTTATGTTGGCTTCAGGGGGATTGTTCAGGCCGCCGTTGTTGCTCCATGAGAGTATGCCCTCTGCGGATACCGAGGGGGTAAAGTAGGGGCCGGGGTCGCCCTTTGCTCCAGCGTCTCCTTTCGCTCCCTGATCTCCCTTTGCGCCCTGCTCACCAGTCGCGCCCTGTTCGCCCTTGGGAACGCCGAACTTAAAGGCGAATACCTTCGCGGTATCTGCGCCGGAAGCTGTCACCTCTACAGTAGCGGGGGTTCCCGCGTCAAGGGTGGTCGCCGTGGCGGTAGGTGTGCCGAATCCGGCGGCTTCGCCCGTGGGGCCTTGTTCTCCCCTTGCCCCCGTATCGCCCTTCGCGCCGGGGTCTCCCTTGGGGCCCGTATCGCCTTTAGGGCCAGTGGGGCCTTGCTCACCTTTTGCGCCCTGCAAGGGGCCGTTGTTTACCCACTTGGAATTTACACCGTCCCAGATATATATATCATACGGTTCGCCCGCGCCCACGCCATAAGCGTCGCCAGCGGAGGGGTTAGATACTCCGGCTTGTAATGCGGAGAGAGAAGCGTAATAGCCCAACACGGCAAATCCTTCGCCCGTATCGCCCTTGGCTCCCTGTGCGCCCTGTGGCCCCCGTATATTGACTGTAGCGGGGTTTTCCAGCCCGCCGTTATTACTCCACGACAAATCGCCGTCAGCGGTCACAGAGGGCGTATAGTGCGCTCCTGCGGGGCCTCGTTCGCCCGTGGCTCCCGTATCCCCCTTGGGGCCCGTTTCTCCCTTGGCGCCGGGGTCGCCCTTAGGCCCTTGGATACCCTGTTCACCTTTGGGGCCAGTGGGGCCCGTTGCTCCTGCAGCTCCCGTGTCGCCTTTATCGCCTTTCTTGCCTTCGGGGCCTTGTGGGCCGACGGGGCCAGCGTCGCCCTGCAAGCCTTTCTTGCCCTCCGGGCCTTGCGGGCCGATAGGGCCTTGCTCGCCACGGGGGCCTTGCAAGCCTTGTATACCCTGTTCGCCCTTGGGGCCTACCGCGCCCTGTTCGCCCTTGGGGCCTTGTATTCCTGCGGGGCCTTGTACACCCTGCGGGCCTTGGGGGCCTGTGGGGCCTACCTCACCCTGCGGGCCAGTGGGGCCAGTCGCGCCTAACGCCTGGGATACTAAGTCCTGCACCTCGGCAAGAAGCTGTTCCGCCACACTGGGGGTAGGAAGGTTGGAACCGGGAAGGTCGGCTATTATCTCAATGGGCCGCGTTCCCGTCCACTTGGCTATGATGTTCTTTTCATCGTTCGCCAGAGTGGCTAAAAGTGTGAGGTTCATCATGCCCCGCTTGCCCGTAAACAGCGGCGTGATATGCCATGTAAGGGTTATATCTTCCCCCACATCTTTATACAGCACATACCTTGCTTCCGTGCCGTCCATGGGCCAGTACGCCTTTATGGTGAACCCTGCGGCGGCAAGGTCTACATCACGGGCATCTAAGGGTATGCTGATAGTGACGGTATCCGCCAGACTTTCACCCTCGATAACAAGGGACTGTATAGGGGTAGTGAGAAGATACTTTCCGTCAACCGTTATTCTGTGCATTGTTCGTCCTCCGCAAGTTTTTCTAAGGCCAGAATACAGCCTAATTTCGCGTCTAAGTCCGCTTTCGCTACAACGGGTATAGAAGTATTAAGTGTGCGTATTATCGCTTGTATAACGGCTTTCTGTTCGTCTGTCATATATCCGTAGCTCCTTTAAATCTGTCATCATGGGTTTTGATATAGTTATAAACAACCTGATACAACGTTTGTCCTTCGAGCGCGGACGGGCTAAAATAGTCAGTGTAATCGGTCGAGTTTTCGCCATACTCTTCAGAAGGATAAACGATGTCCTCTACTCGAATCTTCACCGCCGCGAAAGTTATAGGATTTGCACCCGCCAGCCGTGCTTCCTGCGAAAAATAAGGATTGACTGTCGCGTCAACCCTTTTGTTTACTCTGTCTATCTTAACATCATCTATTACCCAATAATTTACGGGAACGCCCTCTTTTGTAGTTTTAGGTAGATACAGCGCCATATCTTTCCTCCAATGCTGATAATCTCCGGTTTAAGTCCTGCACATAAGGCAATAACAACTTGGGCAATCCGCCCTCGTAATCAACGGCGCACGGGACATCTTTGCCATTGATTTTTTCGGTTATAGCAAGTTCGGGGCATACCTTATAGACTTCTTCGGCTATAAGCCCGTAATCCTGCTTACCGCTGGATTTCCATGTGAACTTACGGGGACGTAGAGCGTTCACTTTTGCTATACAATCCAACCCCGCATCTTGAATATTCTCCTTGCGGCGTATCGAGGAGGAAGCATAGCCTATATATCCTCCGCCTGATGCCGCCCAGCGTAGCGTATAAGTGTTGACAGAATAATCATAAATTTGATCACATTGCAGATAACCTTTAGTAAATATAGTAGCACCGGCGTTAATGGAATAATCCACTCCCAGCGTATAAAGCCCGCTGGTTTGGCCTGATAGGGTTATTTGACCGAGCTTTAACTTACCTCCACTTTGCCCCGAGTACAACGTGCAAGTATTGCCATAAAGGTAACTGCCGTATATATCGAATCCTGCGATTGAGCCGCTTGTGGCTGTAATTTTGCCGCTTATATCGGCATTTACGCAAGACATCTTGCCGTTTGTATCTATCTTGAAGTTGTTGTTTGCCGTGACAACGCCGTTAAGGTTTATCTTTGACGCGCTTATTGATACCGCTTCCGAGCTTTGATTTATGGTGGAAATAATATTGTCCTTGGTGACGGTGCTCGACAATCCCTCGGCGGTTATTTCAAGCTGTGTCTGCATATTCTGCGTCCACGTGGTAGGCATACATACGGTGTTATCTACCACCCACGCCGAGCCAGTGTAACGCTTTATTTCCTTTGTCGAGGGATTGTACCAGTATTCGCCCTCCTTTGCGCCCGTAGGCGTGGCGGTCTGATTGTATTTAGGGGAGATGACCGTCTGCCACGCGGAACCCGTCCATACCTTTATCTTGCCATCGTTGTACCATTGATACCCCGTGTTCGCGGTTTTCTGGTCATCGTCCCACCCTAAAGAAGGGTCGGTGTCGGATTCAACAGGGGTCAGGAAAGCTACCCGTGTGACCGTCTGCTTCATGCCCTCAACGGTCATTTCTATTTCATGGGCTGCGCGTCCGGCTATGAGCGTCCGGCGGTTCTCCGCGCTTATGGCGGGGCGCAGAGGGGAGCCGGAGCTTATGTACTGTATCCTTGCCCTGCCCTTAAAGGTCAAGTCCATGCGATAAATGGGGAAGGTATAAGTCCCATCGTCCGTGACTAACTTTATCATGTCGCCCACTTCCAAAGACCAATCGCCCTTTGCGTCCAGCTCGACAGGCGTAAACGCCGCAAAGGAGTTTAAGCGGTTATAGATAACCTGTGCATAAGGTCTTATCTGTGCATCGGTATAACCATACAGCATAGGGCAGTCTATTATCTGATAAGCGTTCGTCCCCGTGCCGACTATTACGCCTATATCCTTTTCGGAAGCGGCTACCTGTAATTTGTCTATCTTGGCTACCTGATATTCCGATACCACGGCGTTATAATAGTCCGCGGAATTGGCGGTCTTATTAAAGGTGACATTGGTATCGGTGAACCACGCCAGCTCACATACTCCGCTTCGGGATATGCGGGCAAAGGAACACGCCGCCTCGGCTATCCATTGAAGAACTTCCCGGCAGAGAACATCTTGCGTCCTGAACAGCGGCGAATCAAAGGTTTTCCCCGAATTGGGGAAGTCTGCCATTGAAGCGGGTACGCCGACATGGGCGCAAAGCGATGTGAAAATATTTTTTAGTGTAGTAGGGTACGAAAGAGAATTAAGAAAAGCATCTGCGCTCACATCGAATTTTACCATTCTGTCATGGGCGGTGATGCTTATTTTTTTAGGTTTAAGTTTGTCGGGCTTTTCGGAGATAAACACGCCAAGAGGAACATATTCGTATTCTTCCCCCACGAGTACGCCTATCGAGGCGATGAACTCCGTGCCGTCAAAGTTAAAAGAGGACAGCCCCCCGTCAAAGTTAAGGAGTTCTATCCCCAGTTCTGCGGAACAGGCCGCGCCTATCGTCAGTTCTTCGTCCTCGAAAGCCATGCTTGAATAGGTCAAGCCGGAAATTGAGAGGTTTTGTTCCGCTATCTGATTTTCGCCGAATGTCAGCTTTAGCTTTTGGGGCTTGCCCGACATTACGGCGTTACGAAAGCCTGTGCTTACTGTATACATTTTGCCTCCAATAAAAAAGACACCCGAAGGTGTCACGGAGTTTATTTTCTTACTGGCGCTCCCACATTATCACGGAACGAGCCAGTAATAATTTTGATTAGATCGCTGATAGCTCCAATCATAAAGTAGTTCCCTGTGATAAGCCTGAACAGCCCCATTCTGCGCCCTACATACCAGTAGTAAAGCGGCAGAATCCCCAATCCACACAAGAACCAGATTATAAGCAGTACAATTTTGCTCTTATCGCTTGCAACAGTAACATAGTTCGCCATAACAAAACCCCCTAAAGATATATAATTTTATTATCACGCCTTTAGGGGGAAGTGTCAATACTCTATTACCGTCATGCTCAAGGAAATATACGCCTTGTTCTTATCACCTTCGGGGAACCAGATAATTTCTTCTTTCCTGTCGCCTACATAAAACGTGCCGGAATAGTTACCCGCAAGGGTCTTAGGGTTCGGACAGGTGAAAGAAAAGCTGTCGGAATCGACTGCTTGTAATATCGCCGAGCATAGCTCCCATGTCAGCACGTCCCACGACAATTCAACGGTCAACTTCTGCGCTACCATTGTTCGGTTGAGTGTGCCGGAAGCGTCTCTTTCAGCCTCCGTGTCAAGGTCGGCGAGCGTCATATTCAGTTTAGAGGGGTCGGGGAGCGTATAGCTCCCCACCTTTAAGCCTATATCATATCTATACATCACACGTTACCTATGGCAATATTGTTCATATTGACCGATTGATTGACTATTCTGCCCAGCTTCGCAGAGGGATACAGTGCTATCTCCACGTCCTTATCCGCTATTCTCTTGAGCAGGGCTATGATGGTTTGGGTATCCTTATCGTTCAGCCCGCCCATTATGGATTGCAGCTTATCAAGGGGGGCTATGACTTCGGGATTGTTCTTGGCGTTGGCGTATTCGCCTACCTGCGCCAATGTGTCACCATACACCAGACCGCCCTTTGCAAAAGCGGGAACTCCTATGCTCGTATCAACATTCAATGCGCCCTGCAAAGATTTAGAAATATCCGCCATAGACCGCACGGCGGCGGCCTTTCCGCGCTGGATACCTTGCGTCATGCCCGCCATAATGTTTCCGCCTATTCCGGCGAATACCTTTGAAGGAGAGTGAATGCCGAATACGCTCTTTGCGGCATCTATAACGCTTCTAAACTTGTCTGTTACCCAATTTTTGAATGAAGTCCAGGCGTTATTTATGCCCTGCTTGATACCGTCTATAATAGCGGAACCAACTTCCTTGAGCTTGTTAGCCGCGCCGCCCACTATGCCGAACGCGCTCTTGATCGCATTCATTACGGGAGTGAAGATATTGGTTACTACCCATGCGCCGATTGTGGCAAGAACATTTTTAATACCTTCAAACATACCTTGAATAACATATCCGCCCTGTTCCGCCATGACGGTAGAGGGGGAGTGAATGCCAAACGCCCTTTTGAACCCTTCGATGAACGGTTTACAAATATGCTCATATATCCATGTGCCGATATTGACGAGAGCATCTATAATACCCAAGAACAGGCCAGCAACAACATTGCCTCCAGCTTGTTCCATAATGCCCCTCCACCACTCCGTAACGCTTTGCCATGCAGGTTCTATCAGCCCGACAAAGAATGCCGTAAGGCCGCCGAAGGCTGCTCCAATACTCTCAAGGAGCCTATCAACCAGCCCGTTCCAGTCTATAGTTCCTATAAATTGCGCTACCTTGTCGCCCAATTCCTGCCAATTTACCGTTTCAAGCGTCTGAATGGCAACGTCAAACAGGCCGCGGAACTTAGCATTAAGCATTTCCGCTATGAGTGCCACGTCAAGGTTTTCCACCCATGCATTTATAGCATTTCCTAACCCCTGCCCTAATCCGGCCCAATCGGTTTGCGACCAGAATGTATACAGAATATCGATTATGGCGTTCATGCCGTCCGCTATGGTTTTGCCCATCAAAGACCAGTCAAAATCAGCTATAAAGCCGTTCATACCGTCCGTAATGGCCTTCATTATCTCTACACCCTTAGGCCGCAGGGTATTGTTTATCCAGTTATCCAGAATAGACATACCCTTATTCATGCCTTGGGCGATTATCTGACCTACACCATACCAATCACCTGCGGCAATAGCGGCTTTAAGCTTGTCTATCCATTTTGCTATATCAGTCGGGAGAACATCGGCTATATCGGTTTCCTCAAACATTTTACCGATATCTCCGGCGCCATCGCCGCCGCTGTCCTTCTGCTGCTGGATAAGGTTGATCTGGTCGAATCCCGCAAGGGTTCCTTTCAGTTCTTTTGCGGCCTTGTTGGATTTATTGAGGGATTGAGCGTAATCCTGCTGGACATAAGCGGCTTTTGTGAAAGTGCTTTGCCCTCTTAGCTTTGCAAACATCGCGCCTATCATATTGAACAGGTTAGCTATTGCCATCGTGACTTTTGTTATGACGGGCATAATGGCTTGCAGCGCGGGCAGGAATGCGCTTGCAATAGAGTTCTTTGCGTAAGTAAATCCGCTCTGAAGATCTGATAATGTAGCATTAGCCTTTTGAGAGGCCTGCGCCATATTCTTAAACCCTTCCTGCACACCCATTATCACGGCGTTTATGCTTCGCCATATAATCATTCGCGATAGGATTTTACCGACTGCTTTACCTAATTTTGAAAAGAACCCATGTGTTTTGATTGTCGCGCTTTTTGCTATGGACGGCAGTTTACTAAAAGACTTCTTAATGGAAGAGCTCATTTTAGTAAACGCATTTGCGCCTTTCTTGGCTGCTTCTTTTGCCTTCTCTACCAGTTTAGAAAATCCGCCTCCGCTATTGCCTATTTCTGCCTCGGCTTCCTTGGCCTTTTCTTTCATTTTCTGTATCTGCCCGGTCACAGACAGGATTTGCCCTCGGACACGTTCAAGCCCCTGCCTTGTGCCGCCGCCCTCGGATAGCTTTTCTTCCATGCCTAAGAGCCTTTGCAGTTTATTATAAAGCTCATCGAGCTTCATGTTGAACAGCTCGGCAGTATTCGCTTCCTTAACAAACTTTTCCGCTAAGTCACGGCTTACGGGCTGGGCTTCCTTCGGTACTAAAGCTTCCGCTTCGGCTTCCGGGTTACGTCCCTTATAGGCGTTCGCCCCGAATCCGGCAGGAACCTTGCTCATCGCCTCGTCTAATCTGCGCTCTACTTCCTCGGCGGTCTCCGCGACCTTATTTAAGGATTCACATTGCCCGTCCGCCATCTGTTCGAACGCATTGCTCTGTTCGCTTGCGCTGGCGGATATTTTGCGCGTCTTTTCATTGAGCATTTCGGCTGCTTGTGCGGCTTTCCGCTGCGCGGCTTCAAGCGCAAGGTTTGACTTGGCTATATCGTTCGCGTACTTCACCCTTGCGGCTTCGGTTTTAAGCGCTTCCCTTTCCGCTGCGGCTTGTGCGCGTATGGCCTTCGCGTTCTGCATACTGCTTGCCGACTGCTTTACAAATCGGTTAAGTCTGGTTTCCAGTTCGGTCAAGACCTTCTCGGCGGTTGAAGCATCACAACCGACTAAAATTTGTAATTCTTCAACGACCACGGACATATCCTCCGAATTTATTTCTTATTTCATCTATCCTGTTGTCAAGGCTCCGCTCCCACGACGCAGGAACAAACAGTTCTTCGTACTTCGGCAAATCGTGCTTGGACTTGGAGAACATATTGCTTATGTTGGTGGCAATAAACCTTGATAGCAGCACGCTTGAATAGTACATTTCCCTGCACTGGTTTTCCTCGCGGGCTTCGATATAGTCTACAATATCGGCGGGTTCATGCTCCCAAAACTGGTTTGGGAGCATTCCCGCCATGCTTGCACGTTTGAGCAAATCGTAGATTATATCGGTGAAGTCCTTTTCAATGCTTTTCTTAACGTCCTCGAACTGCTCTCTTAGCGAACGACGCTCTTTGCCACGTCCGCCGCCGCCGCCGTTATCGCCTCGGTCATTGCCGCCGACATATCCAACTTGTTTAAGGGCTCTCTCATATAGTCCTGAATGCTCTGCCCTTTCAGGTCTACACGACCGAAAAAACCCATACCGTAAGCGAAGTTCACCAGCTCGGTATAGATGTCCTCCATGTAAGTACCCTGCTCCATGAGCTTATCAAACTCATCGAACACGGCCTGCTTATTCTTGGGCTTGGGGTTTGCAAACGACATTACCACATCTGCAAAGAAATCCAAATCGCCTTGCTCGTAAGCGGTGAGGAACTTTACTTTGAGATTAGGAGCGCCTATTTTCTGTTTGAGGTCGCAATAAGCCTTGCAGGAGGCTTTAAGTTCAAATTCACCGATATTCATACTACTCTCCTTTATGCGGGGGTGGTCACGGATTCGCCGTTGAACAGGTCAACATAGGAAGTCGTTTCGCCCTGGAATGCGATATACACGGAATCGCCGACAAGGTTGACGGAGAATGCGCCCGTCTGGGCGTTGTTCGCCTGCTGTCCGCCTGCGTACATGGATACGACCTTGCCCTTGTAAAGAATACCGGTGCCGAGCTTGGTAGCCTCGGAAGGGATTTCGTACTCTTCGTAAATCCAGATAACATCACCGACCAGAAGTCCCATCTTCGCCATATTGCCGGTCTCGGCGGTGAAGTCGGGGACGAAGGAATACTCAAACACGGGCATTTCCTGCTGACCGGCAAGGTTACGCACGAAATATTCAGATATAATGTTTACGGAAACCTCGGAGGGCGAACCGCCCTTATCTGGGGTCTGGGTAAGACCGGCTATCTCGGTCTTGTTTGCCATAGTGTAAGCGGTATCATAAAATACGCGCTGGCCTACGGAAGCCTGATACTGTGCCATATTTTCTCTCCTTTAGAACGTTTTTGTTTTCTTGAAATAGACTACGTTGACGTGCCATTTCCCGTTTGCGTCGCGGTATGGCTCTGTCGAGCGTGTCTTGATATAGTGTTTTTCCAACATTGCGGCGTGGAGTTTGTCAGCCAAATCGAGAACGCCTGTAAATCCCTTGGTGCTTATGTAGGTCTCGCCCCACACACCACATCTTATTGAGGTGGCGGGAAGCGCTTCGCCCTCTAAGGATTTTACCGATGTCTCCTGTGTGATGTTCAATGTCACGATAGGATACCTTTCGGGGGTCTCGTCAGATTCCGGCTGAACCTCAACTTTAAGTTTCTTGTTAAGATACTTCTGAGCGTCCTTATAGATATTCGTCATAGCAGTTTCCTTATCTCGTCCGCCACGGACTGAACAACAAAGTTTTTCGCCGCGTCAAAGGCGGGCTTCATATAGGGGTGAGGGTGTGCGCCATAAACCTTGTAGAACAGTCCCTTCTTGCTTAGGACGGTCTCAAAGTTGTACTTGCTCAGGTCTGCCATGCTCTCATGGACATACCACGGGATTTTTGCCGAAGAACCCAACTCGTTATAAATACCCGTACCGTATTCAAGCGTCATAGCCTGCGGTATGGCTGCGGTATGGACTTTGCCCTTCACGGTTCCGGTTTTCTCATCGAAAATGGTAAACTCTATCGAGTTTTTCAGTTCTCCCGAATCAACGCGAACCATAGAAATCGCTATATCCGCCATTTCCTTACCGCCGCTCTCTGTCCCTTTTCGGATGGCAGACTGAATATCCGGCCTTTCAAACCTCTTTATGACTTTAACTTTGGCGTTAAACATACTTCTTTGCCGTATATGTCGAGAACCCACGGGCGGAATTGACGGATTCCACAATATAGCTCGGCGTTTCCTGCGGGTCATTCAAGCAGATTCCGTCACCCTCGACTATCTGAACAGGCCCATCGGAGGGGTCTTTGCAGATTTTGATATATTCCTTGATACGTTCGCCGTACATGGCTATATCCTCTGCGCTTCCGGCAGAGTTAGCCACAAGCTTATACCGTCTGACTAAGGCCCACTCCGAAACAACTGTCTGCCCGTTCACCGTCTCCTTAATAGGGGCAAGCACATAAACGTCTTTTTTATCCTTCGCTCTCATATACCGCTCCTAACGGGTTCATTTTGCCTTTTAAAGCCAGTTTAAGGTTCTCGGTGATATCTATATAGTTAGTGGACACTCCCGCCGCAGATTGGGAATTAAAGGCTTCTGCGCCCATCTTCCCTATCGCCTTTACCGCCGCGTCCTCTATATAGGGTTCTAACCACTTCGGAGGCTCCTTGTAGCGGGTAATGGCACACGCTATTGCGGTATACCGCTCCAAAAACATCAGGATAACGCCGTCCGGCGCACCCGTTTGAAGCTTTACGTTGTTTACCATTACCTCATTCATTTATTCCTCCTTCTTAGGGCGGCCCCGCCGCTTGGGTTCTTCTTCCTTAAACTCTCCGTCGTGTTCGTATCCCAGGGCGATAAGCTTTCTTATCGTCGCTTCGTTGGAAGTCTCAAAAAGGCCACGCACAAACTGTGCTATGGCCTTATCTTCCTTCACATCAAAGGGGATACTCGTTTTGTTCCCCTGATAGAATTTCATGGTTATTCAGTGGTGAGGTTGGTTATCTTACCGTGGAGCCATTCGGGGCCGTAGTTCAGACCTACCTGTCCGAATATCTCGCCCTTCTTGCCCGCGCCGTTCTTAGCCAGCTCCTCAAAGAAGAAGTTGCCCTTGCCGGGGGTGGGCTGCTCTACAAGATGCACTACATCACGACGGAAAAGAAGTATCTGGTCTTTGGGCATGGCGCGGGAAAGGACTATGCCCACATCGCCGAAGTCAGTGATAAGGCGGGTCACGTTCACACCAGCCTCCATGCGGGAATCCGGCATCTGCATGGAACCCTCATACAGCGCGGAAATGGCCGCCTTCTGGAAGGAATTGCACATCAGTATCATGCCGTTCACGTCGCCGCCGTTGTCGAAGATGGACTTGACCAGTGACTTTATCATGGCCTTGGTCAGCGCGGCAGCGGTAGAACCTGAGCCCTTCGCGTCTATGACGTTGGTGGTCAGCGCGGTAAGAATACCACGGGACTTGTTGATGGTAGCATCGGTGGTAGCGGCGTTATACTCGCCCTGCAAGGAAGTGAACTCTATATCGTTGGCGATATTGAGCATCTGGCGGGAAATCTGCCAGTTCCACTCGTCGCCGGGGTTCGCCTGCTGACCGGCTATGTTGATACCGCTCATAGTACCCATGTTAGATTCCTTGGCATAGGAAATCTCGCAAGCCCTCTGGTATATCTGGGTCACGTTGGTATGCTGGGTGCGGGTTATCTTCTTGGTGTCAGGCGCGGTCATGGACGCCTGCTCGGATATGGCAGGCTGGGAGGGAGTATCGAGGGAATACTCCTGATCTACCGCGAACTGAACGTGATTGGTGTACTGAGGCTCCGCTATAAGGTTTATAAACGGGGTCTGGGTGTTGCTCTTGGTGTAGAGCAGGCCGGAATAGTTAGGTACTGCAAAACTCATTATAGGGGCGTTTGCCATGATATTTTCTCCTTTAAGTTAAGTCTATTTTTTTGGATTGCGCGAGGGTCATAAGCTGCACTTGTTTAAGCATATTGCCCGACTTGACAGCTTCCGCCCACTCCGCTTTGAGTTGAGCGGCTTCATTTGCCTCTGCCCCGGAAGCAGGGGGTGTGCCGCCGCCCAGAAGGTCAGTTTTCGCTTTCTGCTCCGCCGCGATCACCTTGGCGGACAGAAGCTTTACGATGGAGTTCGCAAAGGCCGTAGCCTTATCCGTCTCCGTGAATGTAGGCATTTCGGGGAAATCGTCCTCTTTCAGCCCTGCTCCGGCAAATATCTTGCCTATTTCAAGGCTGCAAATCTTAGTCTTGTATTCGTTCTCCGCGTCCTTGGCGGCCTTTTCCGCTTCGGCCCTGCGCTGCTCGTCCGTCATTTCCTTCTCCTTATAGGATTTAAGGTTCCTCGACAGCTCGGCGGCCTCGGAGGCTTTTTTGTCGAATACATCTTTTTTTACATATCCCGTATAATCAGGTGTAAATTCATAAGAGGAATAAAGCGCAAGCTTTTCCTCGGCGGTCATATCTTCCCGATAGCCTTCCATTTTGGTAATGTCTATTTTCATTTTTTCTCCTTTGGGATTTATGTCTTCTCTGACAAAATGGGATTTATGCCTTCTCTGGCGTAAAATAGCACCGGCAATTAGGATGTTTTGTCGGTATTTTGTCTATTGGATAAATTTTTCCGTTGCGTTCTTCACACTCTTTGCAAACTTTTTCATCGTCCTGTGTGTGCCACTTGATTTTTTTATAACCGTTGTCCTTAAAGGCCCTTATTACGGTCTTATCTTCAACGGTGATGGCGAATTGGTCTGTTTGCCATGTCACATAGTTCAATCCCCGCGTGAAATCCTGCTTTATAGGGGGATAATTGACGGTAGGGGGGTCTTTGCCGGAGTACTCGGCATCTGCGATTATGGATTCAGCCAATCTTGCCCCCTTTCTTTCCAGTTCTTTTGTGAAAACATATTTAACAACAGGGTCGTAATCGTCCAGAATACCTATTACCCACGCTTCGAGTATCCTATCCGGCCCGTTATGGTCTGCGTATGCTTTCTTGGCTATATCCAAGTACGCTTCTTCGGATAATCTCAGGATTTTTCTGTACAGAAGATTTATCTGGTCGATTACCTTTGTGTTGGAATCAATATAAAAGAGCGTTTCCTTAGTTTTCAGAAACGCCCTCGTTATTGTTTTCTTCAGGCTCTTCGCCCGTTCGTCCCCGTACTCGTACATTCATTGCCTCCGCTATTTCGTTTGCCTCCTGCTTATCCTGTTCAAGCTTCCGCTGATGAGCGGCCTCGGAATCTTCCACGAAAGACACCATATCAAGAATGTCCTTATCTGAAAGTAGCCCGGAGCCCTTGACTTGGGTCATGAACTGCGCCTCGTCCGTCATAGAGGAAGGAATATTCCTTGCGAACGCCACATCTAACACTTCCCAATTATAGTGGTTGGCGGTTCCCTCATTCATCAGCGCGGTTATCTTCTGCGCCCTGCCCTCCAGCAGACCTTTTTCAAAGTTACGCTCATACGCTATTATCGTGTTATCCATACCGTAGTTCTGGTATCTGACGGCCTGGATATTCTGATACACTTCGGCTATTTCAGTGGGGTTAGTCTGGCCTAAAGAGGCGTATATATCGCCAGTCAGAATGTCGAAGTACCCTTGAATGGATTGTATGTCAACATTCTTTATCAGCCATTCAACTTTATTATCCTCGCCCAGATATAATGTCTTGAATTTGGACAGCCTTTCGTGGAGTTCTTCTTCATCCTCATCGGTTTCGGGCTGCATGTAGCCAATCATAAGAAGAATGGCCTCATCGTTATATTTAAACGTGTTGGAAACGTTGTTCAGAATGGCATTTCTCGCGTGAACCAACGGAAGAACCTTTTCAAAATACCCCTCCCTGTTTGGCATGGGGTATTCTACAATGGGTATGCCGCAAGTCTTAAGCAGCGCCATTTCGGAAGCTGTGGCGGGTTCTTCCCGAACGTTACCGTCAAATATATACTTTGTCCAGCGGTCATCCGTAATCAGCTCATAGGTTTCATACTTCCGATTGTCCACGAGCGAAAAATATTCTTCTCGAATGATAAAAGCCGTGGGATTGCGGTCTATGGTCTGGTCGTGGAACAGCATTGCTTTTCTGGGATCCACGGGCTTGAACTTTGGAGCGATCAGGCCGTCCCTTTTAGAAGCGTATATCCGTTCGTATGCCGTGCCGCATATCAGCGCGGAAGTGGCAAGCCGCATATTCTCCTTGTCCTCATGGTTCCGGCGCATTATCGCACGATAGCGGTTCAAATATGCGTCGTCCCGCGGGTTCTTGTCGGGCAAGTCCTCAAACTGCATCTTAGGCCGCCCGGCAACATCGGAAGTCTTTTTGACTACCGTATTCGTCTGAACATAATATTTGCACGGTGAGCCTATGAAGTACCCGGCGGCTATGTCTACCGCGTATTTAGGGATAGGGGAATATATACCATTCAGGTCAACGCAGTCGTATTCCTTGTACATATCGCACCTTTTCAGAATGGAATCCTCCAGCGCACAGCCGAATACGGTTCTTATATTATCCCCGTTTATCCTGCGGGCTTCTTCCCGCGTTAAAATCATTTCTGTCACAGTATCCTACCTCCGCCGATAAGCTTAGTACCGGCAAATATATCATATCCCAGGGCATATGAAAGCGCGTCTATGCCGTGGTTGTCTGCGTCCTCCGGTATGTCTAACTTCTGTCCGGCGGAATCCGTTTTCCACCGATAAACCTTAAATTCTCCTATCAGGTTCACACATTTCTGGTCGATTATTATTTCATAGTCGTGCAACCAGTCTATTCTTCGGGTGATAGCGGACTTCGCCCCCTTGGCTTTGCCCTTCTTGCATTTGTCCGCATGGATGCCCATCTCTTTAAGCTCTTTGATACGGTCAGGCTCCGCCGCGTCACAGTACACTACATGGCCCAATGCCTTATTGTAGATCAGCTCCCCGTATTGGCGGGTAGTGACCTCGTTCACGAATAATTCATCAAACACATATATCTTGTGGTTATGCTTATCCAGCGAACACTTAACGAAAGCGCAGGGGTGATTATATCCGAAGTCGCTGCCGACACGGATATTCCTAAATTCCCTGCCGGACAGGTCTGCAATATTCCAGTGCTTTCCGCGCTCGAACACGGTAGAACCTAATCTGCCAAAATTCCCTAACGTATCTACCCATAATCTTTGCCCTGTGGATTGCTCCCTTTTCTGAATATCTTCTTCGGTAAGAAAACGGTTGTCGGCATAGGTCGTTTTCAAAATAAAAACATCTGATCCTTCAACTACACCTCTTGCGGTCTTGTCTTTCAGGGTCAGAGCTTTCAGTTCGTCTATCGACTTCACATCGGGGTGATGCCACAAGGGTTCAAAGAAGACCTTATAAAGCCAGTGCGTCTCAGGGAACGGGTTGAACGCCATTATTATCCTCTTGTTCGGCTGCGGTAGTCCTCTCAGCTTCGCATCCTTATCAATACCTCTCAAACAGTTATCCAGAACCTCAAAAGCCTCATAAGAAGGACATTCGTCGCCTTCTTCCATGAATATGTCGGTCAGTATACCCTTCTTTGGCTTCAATGACTTCAATCTCCGTGTTTCCTCTAACGCACCGAAGATTATCTGACGGCCATTATACAAACAGGTAATGGTCATGGTGGATTTGTCAACGGAAAACTCGTCTGTAAGCCCCCATTCGTCGATTACAGAGATTATTTCGTTAAAGCAAGAGGTTCTTAAGTCTACCTTGTAATAACGGCACACAAGCCAATTATGGCCGTTATAGGTATCAGCTACTATCTCCCTTACAATGTGGTTCGATTTGCCGGAGCCGCGTCCGCCGAAAATGAGCTGCACTCTCGCTTTCTCATCGAGGGTGCAGGCGTACACATCATTGAAATCGTCCTTGAGGATAAGGCGCGGTTCACCGTTGCGCAGCTTGAAGTAGTAGACCACATCGTTAGGGTCAACGTTATACTTGGCACAAATTGTGTAAATGTCCATTTTGTGGGGGAGAAAAAATGTGTGGGGAGCTATATGTTTGGCGCGTTCCCCCTACAAAAACTACCCCCATGCCACCCCCTCCGATTATGCAGCATATACATACATTTTTGCGGTGCATAAACGGGGTTATTCACCAGCACTTTTGTATATCTATACACAGTATGCAGGTACTAACCCCGTATTATTCAACACTTTATACATTTTGTTTTATAACTATTCGTTAAACTACACTTTAACGAATACTTGAGCCGGAAATATACAGACTATGCAAACGCTATACATTGCCGTCAGACCGCCCAAAACCGCCTCTAACCACTCTATCAGCATCGGCCTGGGAGACCTCTACCCGTACCCCGTCAACGTCCCCACAGCGGCTCAAAATAGCCAGAGCGGCGGCCGTAGAATCCCGTGCATAGGGGGCATTTAGGTTTTTTTCGAGGACTTTTTGCGCACGAGAACGCATCCGTTGATAAAATTTATCATCCTCCTTGCCCCGCTCCGCCAACTCCTTGTCCAGCGCGGCCTGAAACACCGGGAACTCCCGGAACCACCGCCACACGGTAATTTTATTGACTCCTACCCGGTCGGCGATCTCCTTGTAGCCGCTCATGTAATGGGTGGTGCCGTCCTCCTGCTCCTCGCCCCATACCCACAACTTAACGGCCTGGCGCTGCTCGTCTGTAAGTCCTGGTCTACAATGGGGCTGGCCTCTGTACTGCTCTTTACTGCTTGCCATACGTTACACCTCCTTAATCCGCAACGGTAATTTATTTATTGCGATAGTTTATCCCCCCTTTATGGGGGACTTTGACAATCTTTTCAATTTTTCTTTTTTTATTTTTTTCCGCCCCTTCGGGGTTCGGTCTAATACTCCATATTGATATTATAATAGGTATTTACCCCCGCAAACCCCCGCATCAAAAGTTTTTGCCTTATTATTTTAGTTTATTTATCTTTTCGGTTGACTTTTTAACCTGGCAGGTATATAATACAGACATAACAAGAGAGGAGCACACGACAATGATGACGAGGGACGAGAACGTGATAGTATACGGCACAGCTGCCGACGGCATCAGGGCATGGCGCGGGTTAGCGTGGCGCGATTACAACTGGGCTGGAGAAATAGTCAAGGAGTGCAAGGCGGGTAGCTGTGTGCCAGAGTTTGGGCATGATCACGATGACGAGATAGCGGCCACCATAGCCAACATGATTAGGCCCTATGATTGCGATATATATATACGATTCGGCGAGTTACCGCGGGGAGGGCGGTCTACTAACTGGGCCACCGGCGAGACGGAGGCCGGCATATCCGCCTATGATACCACGTATGACGGGATAACGGGTTGCTACAAATGTTACGGCGCACTGCAGGGGGCGGAGATCAACTACCTGATGCGCGGAGCGAATATATATTTTGTGACTGGTGATGTGGTCGGCACCGGGAGCGATGGGGAGCCGCTGCTGGCAAACGTTAAAATAATTGCCGAGGCGCATGCATCCGAGAATGGCTATAAGGCAATATAACGCAGAGTGACGCCCGCAAGGGCGGTAATGCGGCAGGCCGGTCACAAGCCCGGCGGCAGAAGGAGGATATGAAAATGGTACATTTTAACACGTATGACGAGGCGGTGGGAAATTGCCGTGGTGATGAGGTTGTGGTTGAGGTTGACGGCGGCTGGGCCGTTATGTCCGTAACTGATTATCGCGTCTGGGTCATGCAGGATTAACGGAGGTGAGCACATGACAGATAACACGGTTAAGGCCCTGGGTCGGGCATATGGTATAATGGCGGCGCAGCTCCCCGACATCATCGGGGCGCACTGCCGGGTGCAGACAGCTAATATGTGGCCCATCCGTGGGCTGGGTGAGGGCTTGCGGTATATGATTATTAACCGCAAGCTCACACCCGATGTCGACAGAGCCATACGGGACGCGCTGCAAGGCGCAGAGGATGTAACCGAGGATGAGCACGCGCTGCCGCTCAACCAGCAAGGTATGTGGGAGCTTGCCTATATGCAGGGCCGGTGCGCGCCCGTGCTCTGCGACGGCGAGTATTTGCGGGATCAGCTCAAGGCCCGCAATCTGACGTTGGAGCAGGCCGCCGAGGCCTGTGAGGTAAGCAAGGCCGCAGTGCATTCGTGGTGTGCCGGGATCAAGCCGATACCGCAAGCGCGACGGGAGCTGCTGGCGGCAAAGTTTGGGATAATAATATAAGAGGGCTATATCAGCCCTCTTTTTCTATGTCCTTATAGATTAGATCGGTTATATAGGCGTTAATGCTTTTTCCTAACTTTCCCGCTCTCTGTTTTATTTTTTCTTTTTCTCCTGCTTTTACTGTGATTTCAAGTCGTTCATACGTTTTTGAGTTGTATTTTCTTTTTGCCCTCGTTGCTGATGTGCCCATGTTATCACCTCCGCAATAATTATATCATTTCTGGCATACTGCTGCAAGTATATCTTTCTAATTCTTTAAGGCTTTTCCCTTAATATTTCAGTTGACTATATACTCCCGTAAGTATATAATAGAGACATCGAAAGGGGAACCACCCCGAACAATGGAGGGAGAAAGCAATGAAACGGTTTCATGTTTTTAAGGATGGGACAATGCAAGCAAGTACAACCACGAAAGAGGAAGCCATTAGCCTAATCCGTCAGCAGCAAAAGCGAGAAACGCACCCGATTCTGCGCTCTGAGTACAGCATTATTGCGGGCGAGGAGGAATTTATCCCATACCCGTCCCAGAAGAAACAGCCAAAGGGAAAGAACACTATGGAACAATAAGGAGGCGCTTTTTATATGGCAAGCTACAGAATCGAGAAGAACGCACAATATAACAGCAATGAAATTTATTTTAAAAGCAAGCCCGCCGCCGAGGTTTTAACCGCTCTGCGCGGTCTGAAAATGCGCTGGAACCCGAAGAAGGGCTGCTGGTACGGGTTCGCCGCTCAGAATGATATACTGGCGGCCATCGGTGAGCATGATAACGAGCTGGGCGGCACGATCTCCGAGGGCTATTTAGGGGCTACCCGCTGGGACGGCAACAAGTCCGGTAAACACCTGCACGGCGCCGAGCTGTCGAAGGCGGTCCGGGAGGAACTGAAGGCCCAGGGCATTAAGGGCGTAACGGTGAGCTGTAAGACCTACTCCGGCGGGCAGTCCGTAAGAGTTAGGGTCAACGCTACCGCGACCGACTTCGTGAGCCGTGACGAATACATTAATAATTATAGCTGTAACGATATAGGTTACTGGCTTTATACTGAGGACGGCGAACAGATACACCGTGAAAAATGGTTTGCATTAGACGGAGACGAGCAGCAGCGCACGCTCCGCAGCCATGCCGCCCGCGAGTATGATTATTACATCTCCGGCAGTCACGACATTAACCATTATAGGATTGATGATAACAAAATCTATACCGAGGCCTTCCGCGCAAAGCTGCACCGCATCAACGCCGTTCTTGACGCATTCCATCATGATGACAGTAACAGCATGGTTGATTATTTCGACACTAATTTTTACCGCGATATAACGGTTGTGGCGGCGTAAAGCCGCAGTATGATTTTAAGGAGGTACAATATGCGTTATCAGGTTATTACATGGACGAGGGGCGAGGGGCACGACGAACGGCGGAAGTTTAGCACCCTCGCCGAGGCCCGCGCCGCCGCCCGTATCTACCGCCGAGAGTGCGACGGCGTGGGGATATATGATTTCCGGCTTGGGGTCGTTCGGGAGACCTTAGGACGGTTCCCCGATATATGATTGCATGATTTTCACGTTCTGCATGATTCTGTCATCCGGGCCGTACATCAACGCATGATTCGCCGCTTCCAGGGCTTCTCTGGGGCGGCCCGTGTTATAATAGGCTATAGACAGCATATCAAACGGCAGCGGCCCCCACGGGTCAGGCTCGCAAATGTATGATAATGGCCTTTCCCGTATGTTTACGCATGATTCGCCGTAATAGATGCATGATTTCCAGTTTTTAGCATGATACATGATTTTCATCATTTCAAACCATGCTTCGCGGTATTCGGGGGCCTCGATTATAGCCCTCTGTAGCCACGCCTCGGCCTCTAATTGTTTTCCCTGCATGATTTTACACCGAGCAATGAAACGCATACTGGCGGCCCGCTCAGGCGGCCACACGGCACTTCTAAGGGCAAGATGTTTCTCAAGCGTTTCAATGGCCTTGCCGTATTCCCGATGGAACATATATTCGCGGCCTAAGTAATGCATGTTTCGGTCGTTCTCCGGCTCTTCCTTAACCGCCAGCTCCAGAAGCGGCAGGTAATTGCTGCGGCTTTTCTTCTCATCGGGCCAATGGTCAACCCTCAACGGCAAATCGCAGTATGATTCTTCGCCGTATGATTTCAGCACTTCATGAACGGGATTCTTCCAGTAGTATGATTTTGTATGAATTTTATCGGCGTTGAATGATACTCCGTCTCTGCCGTATGATTCATGGCTCCAAACATATAAATACCTTCCCCGCGTCCCGTGGAAGTTTTTCCGTATGATTTCCGCCCAGCCGGGCTGTATGATTTCGTCCAGGTCGAGGCACACCAACACGTCCGCATCTTCCGGTATGATTTTCAATGATTCATTTCGCGCTACATCAAACCTCCACGGCTGTATGATTTTGGTTTTTACGATGCAGTTGTATGATTTCAGCTTATCAACGGTTTTGTCTGCGCTCCCCGTATCGAGAACGCAGACATAATCAGCCTCTTTTGCCGTCTCATACCACCTGTCAACGAATTTTTCTTCGTCTTTAGCTATGGCATATACAGCTATTTTCATTTTCTCCCCTCAAAAAACAGTTGATGAAATAAATCTGCCCTTTCCCCGTTACTTTCGGGGTGCGTGTTATTCTGGTGCTTCCGTCAGGGTTGGCTATAACCGTTTCCTTTATCTCAAAATATCCGGCTTCCATAGCCTTTTGGGTGGGCATATTCCAGTTTTCGCCCTTCTTGCATAACCAGCCGTTATCCCTCAACCATGTGAACATTCTGTTAGCCCCTATGGGCTTCCCGTTCTGGCGTATCATCTTTGCAAGCTGTCCCACTAAGCAGCTATCGTGTGAGGCTTGCACGGCCTCCGCAAACAGCACTTTGGGGGCGTTGTGTTCTACTGTCGCTTCAAGCTCCTTCCGCCGCTCCTGCTCTTGTTTAAGGGCTGAAAACACCTTTATAGCGTTGGCGGGGTCGGCTATCATCTGTTCTATCGTAGTCGGTGTGGCGTACATACCATGTTTACGGATTGAGGGTATAACCTCATGCGTTACCCACCGCTTGAAGGCTTTTGCCTCCGGCTTGCGGGAGCCGAGCACAAGGGCATATAATCCCGGCTCATTTACTATGGTTACTTCCTGCGTCCCTCCGGGGGTGTCGGTTAAAGCTACACCCTTTTCATCCTGTTCAAGGCGTGTTAATGCATCACGGTTATTTGCGATTTCCAACGCCCGGCACACATCAGACGCCACAAACCACGGTTCGCCGTCCTTAATAGTAGTCCTTATCTCTCCAAACTGGTTGTTATTGAATATCTGTAATTCGTTCATTGTAACTCCTTTCATGTATTTATCTCACTCCGGTATGTCTATGTATTTCATCATTCTGTCTATCGCACGTTCTTCAAGGTGTTCTATTGCCTTGGGGGATTTATCCATTTTTACACCTACCCTGGTATTAGACGGCATATCCCGCGAATAGAAATGTTCGTAAAAGTTATATTTCAACTCAATTACCCTTCTCTGGTTCGCGGGGAACTCATCTAATGCGGCATCCATGAACGCTACGAATGACATATCATCGTTTATTCTTTCCAGCATTTCGGCCATTTGCAGATTATACCGCTCCTTTGCCGCCATGAGCTTTATAGCGCTCCGGGCGGTCGGGTCGGTAATGTCGCTGCCGTGCGGCATACCCGATAAAACCTGTGGGTGAATATCCGCTACCGCTTCCATTCTCTCTTTGATACTGGCTATTTTTTTATCTATTTCTTTCGCGTTTCTCTTAGCTTTCCCCCAACGAACAAGCAACCGCCTGATGTATGCCCGTTGTTCGCGTTTCGTCATTGGTTCCTCCTTAACAATTCATCTGCCGTTATGTTAAAATAATCTGCCAACCATATGATTCTGCTCGCGGTCGGCTCCATGCCGTCCATCTCATAGTGATAAATGGTCGCCGCGCTTATGCCGGTTTCGCGCTCCATCGCAGCCCGCGACTTGCCCTTCTTTTCTCGGTACATTCGTATCCTCTGCCCTATCGTCATGTTTCCTCCATACGCCGCAATGGCAGTTAGTTTCCTGACCTTCTCTGAACTCCTTGCAGATACATCTGCTTTCCTCATCCTTGATTATCGCGCAGGGACAGTATCCGCCCCCGCGCCGTATACACTCCCATATATCAGGCCGCAGTAATTCATAGCTCATTCTGCGCCCTCCCATATCAGCGGTTTTCCCTCTGCGTCTACCATTACACATACGCCGCCTTGGTATGTTTTTAAATATTGTACCCCCGTGAGATTATCGATATATA